AAGCCACACGCATCGAAAAAAAGCTGATGGGCAAAAAACGCTGTATATCCAAGCACTGTGGTGGGGTGATCGTGTTTGATCGCAAACTACCACAGAGCCTGTTCAGAGAAGACAATCTCATACTCTTAGACAAAAACGAAGTTGAAGATCTCGAACATCTCAAAGTGGATATCTTGGCCAATCGCGGACTCAGCCAACTCATGGAAATTGATCCCACACGTGGCGTGCATGAATATCCACACACCGATGAAGTCACAGCCGATCTCCTGAGCCGCGGCGACGTGCTGGGTGTCACACAAGGTGAATCGCCGGCCATGCGGCGTCTGTTCCGGGCCATACAGCCCACGTCCGTGGAGGACTGTGTGTTTGCTACAGCATTGGTTAGACCCGTGGCTGTGGAGGGACGCAAGAAAGCTTCGTTCTTCCATGACTGGACCAAGCGTTCAGTACAGGAATCGGCCATCGTTTGCGAGGATGATGCCATTGAAAAAATCATGCGCTTGATCGGAGTTTCTGCCTACGAAGCCGACATGTATCGCCGAGCGTTTGCCAAACGCAACGAAGAAAAAGTCATGGAGTTCATGGCGCGTCTCGGTGATCATCCCCAACGAGAACAGATCCGGCAGGAAATGCAGAGCCTGTCAGGATTTGGCCTGTGCCGCGCACATGCTGTGAATCTCGGGCGTTTGATCTGGGCTTTGGCCTATCACAAAGCTCACAACCCCAGAGAATTCTGGCGTGCTGCACTCAAACACTGCCAAGGCAGCTATGCTCGCTGGGTGTACCGGAACGAAGCCAAACGTGCAGGCTGGGATCTCAGAGATCTGGGCTTTGACAACTGGATCACCGAAGATCCTGTGGAGGCTTTCAAAGAACACGGTGCCTGGAACACGCCGGGCTTCCTGCCCAACATGGGTGTGCAGAACCTGTTTTTGGATCGCTACCAATTTGCCGGCATCGTGGCCAACAGCCGTGTGTTCCGTCGTGATCGTGACCGTTACATCCATTTCATCACCTTGGGCGTGGGCGAAGGAGAATATGTGGATCTCATTGTAGATCGCCCCATCAAGTACGGTGCAGGATCCGTGATCGTTGGGCAAGGAGAACGTCGCAGTCGTGATGGCAGCCAATTCTTGGAATGTCAACGTCGTGATGTTGCTGCCATGGCCATCGACGACTATCTCAGCCTGCCTTGATCTGCCCCAGCAGTTGTTTGAGCTTGCTGCTCTGTACATCAGCAGTGATGCGGCCGGGTTCGTCGGGCACAGTGGCCTTGTCTTCGCCGTCGGTGATGCGGCTTTTGGCCTTGATGCTTTCGTAGATGCTGGGTGCGCGATTCTTGAACTCTTGATAGTTTTCGTCTTCGGCCAAGTCGGTGATGCGCATGGTATCGATGTTGTATTCGAGATCGATCTTCTGGCCCACGCCTGTGCTTGATCGCGATTTCATGCACTGGATCTGATATTTGCCACGTTCTTTCATGGCACGCGATGTAAAGATCCCAAACACATTGTCGGCAGTGTTGATCTTGGAAATACCGCCCGAGATGTGACTGTGATCAAACTCGATTTCCTCCACTGCCGATCGGTTCAACTGCGACGCTGTGACCATGAGTATGCCCAACTCTTTGGCCAAGTTCCTGAGTTCTTCGCTCACATACTTGTCTTTCACAAACAAATCGTTGGGCGATACTTTGGCACTCACAGGCATCAACAAGTCCAAGTAGTCCACCATCACAAAGTCCACTCGGTGTCCGGTCTGTATCTGATACTCTTTGAGAAACGCCCGGATGTCATTGATGTTTGACTGTGCAGGCAGGGCTTTGACACGATAGCTGCCGGCTTTTTTGCCCACTAGCTTGATCTTGAGTGCTGCAGTGTCTTTGTCTTTGCGGATCTCCTTGGTGCTCATGTTGGTGAGCATGGCCGCGGTTCTCAGCCCGGTGAGTTCTTCTGAAAGCTCCAGGGTGACATAAACTCCATGCAGTCCCTGCTGCACCCAGTTCAAGGCGATGTTCATCATCACAAGGCTCTTGCCTGATCCTGATCCGCCAGCAAAAATGTTGAGTTCGCCCCGGCTGAATCCGCCATACAAGAGACGATCCAGCTGTGGCCAGCCTGTGCTGACCTGACCGCCTGTGTCAAAGTAACGACTGAACATGCCTTCGGGGTCAAGCCAGAAGTCTGTGCCTAGATCTTTGGTGAGGCTGATCTGCACTGCATCCTTGATCAGTTTCTCAACAGGTTCAAACTCGCCCTTTTCCAACAAGTCAGCTGACTTGAGGATGGCTCGCTCCAATTCCTGGCGTCGGGTAAATCCTTCGAACTCGGTCATGAACCATTCAAAGTGCCCCTCATTGAGATCGGGCACGGCTTCCAGCCGCACGCCTGTGGCCGCTGCGATCTGGCTGCGATCCGGCAAGGTCTTGAAACGATCGCTGTGCTCTTTGATGAACTCGGCTGCGGGTCTCAGGCTGCGGTCAAAGTTTTCAGGATTGTAGATGTTCTGCACACGCACATAGCTTTGTGCATCTTCCAACATCATTTCAAGGAACAGGCGTTGTACATCTTTGGAATAGTCTTTAAGCATAAATATGTGCCTGACATTGATGACCAAAATCAATCAATTCTCGATTGATGCGTTTAGGATTGAAAAAATGCTGTTGATTCCAGGCACAGATTTCATCGATGTCTGCCGAGGCAGTGTTGCAGGCCTGTGCCAATTGGCAGGCTGCTGTTTGCACCTTGGCTATCCTTTTATCAAGGTCCGATTCGGAATCATAGGATTCATCACAAAACTCTCCAAAAGTTCGAAAGCCTTTTTCGTGTAGTCGTTGCAATGCATTTGTGTCTCCGAATATCACAAAAGGTCTATGATTGGCCAATACCTTAAACGTTTTTTCAGTTAGATAAGCACGTTTTGCACTTCTGGCTGTGGTCTCTAATACTACATGTACCCGGCATGATTCATAGAATTTTTTGTGGGGTAACAAAGGCAGTTGTATCCAATTTTGACCAAGAAAGCAATCCGGTACTGCTTTATAATTTTGGAATCGATCCATGTCTATTTTGTTAAGCCAGACCTCCATGCCAAGATCCTGCATCCGTAATGATGTGTCAAACCAAGTTTGATGCTGATCTGTCAGCACTTGTAGTTTATCCAGGCCTGACACAGCCTGCTGTAAAAACTCAATGCGATGCGGTCTATGATTACCAGTTAATATTCCTATATCATAAATGGCCGAATCTATTCCGTTCCGGGTAATTTCATGCCAATACAAAGGCACATTAAATGTCTGTGTTATGGACCAGTCCCAATAATCAAATCCCAACGTGATCTGTGTGTCTGTGACATCAAAACTGTGATATCCGGTGATATAGATGTCTCCGGGCTTTTTGGGTCCTCGGTGCCATGTGTCTATGTGCCCTTCAAAAACATTTCCCACGTTGCTCCACATTTTTGGCCAAGGAAAAAAATCAGGCAATTGGCTAGTATCTTTCACGCTCATAAGATCGTTGGCATCAAAGAAGATAGGATCAATGATTTGATTAACAAACTCTAATTCTTCAAATCTGCCTTGTTCGCTTAATACAGCAGCCAAGCCTTGATAAATGTGAGCTTGTGTATCAAACACCCATCCTGGATATTTTTCTGACAGCCAATTCAGACTGGTGTGTTGAATCGTCATTAGGAAAATTTCCTGAGAAAGTTTTTTTTCTTGATTTCTATCTTGATACGACTGGTTTCCCTGGCCTGCATGATAGTTATCAGGGTGCCCAGCCGGCCAAACAGCTTTACAGCATCGTTGACGTCTTTGACATCCGCAGGCCATGCCGGCATTGACACTGCCCAGCCCAGTTCTAGGGCACGATCAACCAATCGCAGGCCTGCAGCATCTTGATCAGGCACCACCGTGACTTCACGTCCCAGGCTGCGGATCAACCTGGCCTGTGTGTCATTGATTTCAGCATGCAACACTGCCAGCCCTGAGATGCTGAGTGCGTCAAATACACCTTCTACCACTATCACGTGCTGCCAATCAGGCTGCTGTAGATCCGTACCAAACACATAGCCAGGCTGGATGTCATGTATGTACTTGGGGGTCCGATCATCTAAGAAACGTTTGGTATGGCCCACTATGCGGCCGTCGTAGGTGAATGGGATGACCACAGCTCGACGTGGCTGGCCGGGGCCAATGTGCCGGCCGTTGCCTTCGGTCATGAAAGGATAGTCCATGGGAGCGCAACGATTTTTTAGATAGTTCCAGTGTTCGCTGTCTTGTTCTAAAAAGTCCACATGGGGCGGGAGATCTCGTTCTTCGAACTGGATGCCTTGTAGCACCGTGGCCGTGCGCTGTCGTTCATCAAGGATTCCTTGCATGCTACGGTGACGCAGGCTTTCGAGATTGATGCGCTCAATTTCTTCAGCAGGCACGTTCAACCATTCAAGCAATCTACGGGCCTTGAATGACAGGTGGCGTCCCAGGATAAAACTGGCTGTGAATCCGCAATTGAAACAGTGGAAACTCCAGCCCTGTTCGGTGCTTTTGATGCCGCCACGCTGTCTACGATCTGCACTGGTGCCTTGATGCACACAACAAGGAGCGTTGAACGAAATCCAGCCTGACGCTGTGCGCTTGTGTCGTGCGGGCAGATAGGCTTGGATGTCTAGCATTGGGCTAGTTTAACACGATGACCCGGGCAAGGTCAATCAACGATACATGAGATTGGTAACAGTGCCGTTGTTTATGACCACATTGGCCATCAAAGGATTGCCAAAGGTTATGGGCAGATAGCCCGAACCACCATCGACCACAGTGATGGGTCCGATCTGTCCGTCTGCGCCCACACTGCCCACAGCCCTAGCACCGGCACCGTTGCCCACGATGATCACATTGGGCGCTGCCACATAGTTTTGACCCGCATTGGTCACTGTGATGCCGGTGACTACTCCATCGACCACTGTGGCCGTGGCCGTGGCTCCATAGCCCTGGCTGGTGTTGAAAGCCACACGGATCAAGGGATGGAAGCCCACCACGTTGAGATAAATGGTTTCAGTGACATCGTAGTACTGTGTGCTGTCAGTGACATCATAGAAAGGTGCTTGATAATCCTCGGCGGCCTGTGCCTTGATGGTTCCAGTGTAGTGTGTGAGATCCATCTTGATAGTGGTGAGACTGGCACCATTGGTGGGTATCTCACTGGAATAGTATTCGGTGGGGTGTGTGTAGTTGACGGGCTGTGGCGTCAGCGCCCAGTCGGGCCAACCCGATGGTGGATTCTGCGGCCATGAATTGGGACCATAGATAGTGGGAATGGTGAGATCGTTGCTGAGCTCAAAGTCAGGCAGGATGCTGTCTACGATGTTGCAGTCGGCTCTGGCTCCCGAATTGTCGTCTACAAAAGCGGCCTGTACATAGTTACCGGCCTGACGCTGGATGGAGTAGCTGGCAGGTTGTGCCAGGATGTTGATGGTGTCAGTGGTATTCAAGACCACTTTTACACGCCCAGTGCTGGCACTGAGGATCTCCATGTCTTTTTCCAAGAGCAAAGCGTTACCGGACTGACTGATCAGTCGGAACACAAAGTCACTGCCGGTGATGTTCACCGGCTTTTGGTCTTGATTGATGAATTCAAACAGGAGCACGTTGTCCACGCCCTTGTTGATGGTCAGAGTTTTTGCGTACACAGGGTCATACCTCGCAGTAAAATAGCCACCACTGGTGTCGATCAAAAGTACCCGAGTTATCTGTTGGTATATATAGGCGGCGGTTGAATACATAATTTATTTAGTTTTTGCTTTTTCGATCTTCCCATGCTCGTTTGAGTGCCAATCGATGTGAGTCTGATAACTTCCTACCTGTCATTTTTTTACTTATTTTGCTCTTATGGGATTGTGTTTTGAGTTGACTTGCTGCTATTTTTAATTTTTGACGAGTTTCTTCACTCATTGGGGGTTGTACATATCCAACCCGTGGGTTAGCTAACAAAGTTTGTCTTATTTTTTCTTTTTGCTCAGCTGTCATTTTTCTTCCCGATGCTTGTTGTCTACGCTCAATGGTCCATTTGACTCCTGCTGCACCATCGCCCCCGTCGGTAAGATTTCTCAAAATACCGGTGCCTTGATCTTTTCTGCCATACCATCGAATCATTCTTCGTTCTAAAGCCAGCGCACCAACATTTGAGAGATTGTTTTCGAGAATTACTACCAGCCGGCGATCCGAAGGCGGCTTAATTTCTTCTTTGCGCTTGCGCCACGCTCGGATACCTTTGCCTTTGCCGATATAGTATGGAGATCCGTCTTGACGCAGGTAAGCATAGACATAATAAGTATTCATGCTGTGATTCCTTTCAATCATAGAGCGAGTGGATGTTGGTAGCATCGCGACTCGCACTTTATTTACCCAAAAAGAACCAAAACTAAATATTGGGCATGGGAAACGACATCTTCGCAAAACTGGCCGAAAAATACCCGTTCATCACCTTGTGCGTGTATGCCAACATCGAGTACGTGGGAATAGTGCAGAATCGCGATGATACAGTTACCACCATCTATGATTTTGGTGCGGTAGTGGCCCAAGAGGACAAGCTGGCATTTGTAGAGCTGGCCAATGTGTGGTGGTGGGAGAGCAATCGCAGCGTACCCATCAACATATTCCTACGTGGACAATGGAACAGATTCCGCCATACCCTGCGAACATTCAGCAATCGAGACCTGGAAATCCTGCATGGGCCTTGCTGCAGCCTGGCCGATATTGGCCGCAGAAAAACCAAAAGAAAGTCTATCGTGCTGGTACGTCGGGTTGACTGATGAGATTCATGTGCAGGGCCACCAGGGCTGAGTAGCTGATGGCATGGCTCTTCTTGAACACATAGCCACGGCTGGCATCGCCATCCCACACGGACTCAAACACCTTATCCCAGGGAAGTCCTTGCAGATGTGCCTTTCCGGGGCGGATCACAGATATAAACGCAGCCATCCTGGCTATGCTGTCGGGGCGCATGCATGCCAGGAGGTCAGTGTAGTTGCCCACGTGTACCAACTGTTGCGCCCAGACCGGATCGGTCCATAACCTGCTCCACGGCGGTGTTTGTGTCAGCATGGCTTGATAGTGCTCGGGGCTTTGGATCAGCTGATACACAGTCATATTGAGGAAATCCAGCTTGAAATAACCGCGCTGTTCGGCAGTTTCATGATCGATGGCCGCACAGCCTGTGACCGGATCCCGGGGAATGTCCGTGACATAGATGCCGGAATTGTGTCGGCGGCCGTTGTTCTGCCGGGCTGGTATATGGGCAATCAACTTGAGTGCATGTTCGCGATCTGCGAAATCAATGTCAATATCTGCGCTCATCACCATCCTGCCCGGAGCAACACGTCTCTCACATACTCTTGATCTGCGGGATAATCACGGAACTTTTTTTGCCAAGGATCAGCATCAATATAAGGCCAGATCATGGCCACTTGCTCAGCAGTGAGGCCTTCGAGGAACCGTTGACCTGAATCGCAGTTGTACACGATCCAGGCCGTGACACGTCCTGTGACGATGTCATGGCAGGTTCCATTCGCACTGCCGTAGCGAAGGCAATCTTCGGCTGGATGCCCGGTTCTTTCGCTCCAGCCAATGGCATATTCCATGGCACGGGCAAGAGCATCGTCCACGTGTTCTAGTTTTACATAATCAATGAGATACTCGGTGTAAAGCTGATCTGAGCACCAGTGGTCGATCTTCTTGGAATTTTTCAGCAGCCAGTCCATGAAACGTCCTGGATTGATGGTGCGAGTATTCACACAATAGCGACCAAACTTCACAAAGGCACGATAATAGGCTGACTCTGCAAAGTCCTCAAAGGTTTTGAGCCGGCTTGACCCTTGTTGAGTTTCGTAGAATCGCAGATAGGCCTGTAGTCCTAGCTGCACTCCGCGTTCGTCGCGCTCTTGGAATCGGCGTTTCTGCTCACACACATGCACAGCAAGACTGGTCTCACGTGCGAATGACTTGTGACAAAAATCGCACTCAAACTTTTTTGTCGTCGTTTCCATGTGAGCATATCAGTGCTTTGAGATCAGCAGTTGATGTCATTGAGGCCAGCAAATCAAGTTCGTCGTCTTTGAGGTGCGGGTAGTATTCGGCCAACTGCCGACGTATGCTGCCAACACCGGCTTCCTTTTTCTTGAGTGCGATCCAGGGATGACGATGTGTGCCCATACCCGGACTCACTGATGTGGCCATGAGCCACTGCAGCTTCGGATGCCGGCCCACAGAAAAGAAATGGCGATTCAACCGTTCGTTGGTGGCAATCACATAAAACTCCTGCAGCTCTCGGCTGCCTTCCACAGCTGATCCCCAACGGATCATGAGATAGTTGGAAAACTTCTTGCGCTCTTCGTCGGTGAGTTCATCGTAGAATCCACGATTCTTGCGATCAAACTGGCGCATTTCGTTGATGATGTTTAGCTTGTCACTCATGTTTTAACCTGTATAAAATTATAGCACGATCCAGAGCTTGCTGCAACTCTGGATCTTTCCGAGCCGCCCGGCAGATGGCACTCCACAATCGGGCGTCGTTCAACTCTTGATCCAGCTCTTGTCGCTGTATCGTGCGCCCAATTTCAAATCGTTGGCTCGGAGATGCGCCCGACTCTCTGGCGTAGGTCACCCCATCTACATGTTCATAGATGTAAGTGACCCCGGGTTTGAGTGTGCCCATTCACCAAGCCCGATTGTAGTCGATGATTTCACAGTTGCGGCTAACATCCTTGACAAAATACACGCATTCGGGGTTGGGGCCTTCTGTGACAGGCACGGCCAACATCTGACCGTTCTTGAGCTTGGGTGCATACCAGCTCACGTCGTGATACACATCAAGGATTTCGATCTCAGGAAAACTGGGCCGGAAACTGCTGAGTGGATTGAACTGGAACACACAGAAGCCGCGATCATTGATGGATGTCAGGGGCAGAACTTCCAGGTCACCGAGATCGGGCTCGCCAATCAGTACCTGCCAGTCCATGGGCATGCGTATGGTGCTGTTGCCAATGCGCAGCACCAGGGCCGGAGCATTGAAGTTTTCCAGGAAGATCAGGGGTATGAAATAGTAGTCAGGATCTTGTGGATTGGAATTGTCCAGGATCGCGAATCGCATGTCATCGATTTCTTCGGGCAAGTGATCCAGCTCGTAGTGTGTGTTGTCTAAGGTGAGTATTCTCATCTGTGTAGTTTACAGGTTTTGCAGTTGTTGAGTCAAGATATAATGGGCCTGTTTAGCAAAACTCTGTTGACGATCGGCTTTGTGTACATGATATCTCGGGCTGGTTATGCCCCAGCAATCGCGATTTTCGGTGGCCAGGTTTGCAGCGATCTCGTGCGTACGGAACTGTGTCAACAATTGCTGTTGAACCGGTGTCACTTGTTCGAGAAAGTCGCCAAACATCATGTAGGAAAAGGCAAATGGGATCTGATGGGTTCGCAGCAGCGACAACAAATTGCCGATCTGCATGGCTGCCTTGTTGACTTCCATCCATAGATCACGTGTGACTCGATAGTAGTCACGAGCCAGGCGTTCTTCCTGGGTCAACACATTGTCATGAGTGCTGGTGATCCAGGGATTTTCCGGACCATGCCGTCCTTGGGCTGCGAACTCCAACCTCAGGCAATCTGTGAATCCCAGGATCACAGCATCGGGCCTGGTGTGCTCGAGGTATTCCATCACAGTGAGTGCGATCAAACAATTGCTGTAGCCAGCCCGGCTGATATTGGTCACTTGCCAATGGCTCATGAGCTCGCTCCAGTGCTGTCCTGGATAGTCAGGGTCGCGACACATGAAGCTGTCGCCCATGACCAGAACATGTGGTCGTTTCATGTGTGCCACTCCAGCCGCTCTAGTGTGAACGGATAGTTGGCCTCCCGATAGTAGCTCTTGCGCTTGGTAAGATGACGTTTGGCGAATTTGCATGTGCTGGTCACGTCCCAGATTTGTACGAACTCTTTGTCTTCGGCTTTTCTAATTCCGCGACCAATGCTTTGGATGACTCGCACAAATGATTTGCCTGGCTCAACCAGCACGAGATTAAAGATCCTGGGAATGTTGATGCCCACAGCGGCCACTCCGTAAGTGGCCACGATGATTTTATCTGTTGCCTCCGATACTTCGTCATAGTGTTCTTGCCTTTCTCCGGCCTTGGTGGCACCGGACACAAATACTGCACGATCTCCCAGTCGAGCCACCAGAGCATGTCCAGCTGCCACACGATCCACCAGCACCAGGGTATTGCCAGTTTCATTGACCTGTCGTATCAACGCAGCCATGGTGTCCAGACGCCCGGGTTCTTCCAAGAGATACTTGAGCTCACTCTGATAATTGGTGTGTTCTTGATAATCCACCAGCTGCACGATGTTCACATGGCACTGTGCCAGCACGCCGCGATCCTGCAGTTCGCTGGCCGCTAGATGGTTGATCACTGGACCAAGACTCACATGCAGGCTACGGAATTCAAATTCTTCTTTGGGGATGGTTCCTGTGAGTCCCCAGCGGATCGGCACTCGCGACATCACACCAGTGAGCAGTGATTTCAAAGCATCGGCTTTGGCCATGTGTACTTCATCCACGATCACACATACCACGCCTTCCAGGAATTCGCCAATGGTGATGTCTGCTGTGGCATTTTTGGTGTTCTTCAACAACACGTTCAAGCTCTGCCAGGTACAGATGGTGTGCATGCGGCCAAACTCTTTCCTATCGCCAAAAAACACACCCACATCCAGGCCCATGTTGATATAGTCTTTTTCGGTCTGCGTGACCAGGCTCTTGTTGGGCACGATCACGATGCTGCGACCATAGGGCGACACCGAGTGACTCAGGGCCGCTGTCATGATGGTCTTGCCGGCACCAGTGGCCACCTCTTGCAGGCACTGCGGATTGGCCAAGAAGTTGTTGATGATTTCCACTTGATAGTCGCGCAGCATCACAGGTTGGCCAGCAGCTGGATGACCTTTGGGCCACAGCGTTTCAGCAAATGTATCTTCCCGGACTTCCTCAAATTCAAAGGTGGTCTGATAGTCTCGTTGATCATCCAGCTCCACATCATAGCCCATGTCGTCTAACACTGGCAAGATTTCTGGCAGGAGATTCACGTAGGTGCTGCCACCCATCTGGAAATAGCTGACTTTGCCATCCCAGCGTCCCAGTCTCACTGCAGGTAGATATCTGGCATAGGGAACATCATACTTGAATTGATTGACCAAACGACGGCGTGCGTCAAGATCCAATCCTTCAATCTTGACATTGACTTCGTCGCGAATGATCAGGTGTGCTGTTTTCATAGGAATTGGGCCATTTCAGGGAAAGTGTCAGCGAAACTGTTGCCACGATATCGGTCATGCCAGTGCAAACGTTCAACAAACTCTTTGTAGTGTACACTATCATCGGTGTGGCGGACAAGCTGAGACCAAGCCAATATGTCAGGATCGGCCGATTCTGCCAGCACATCTGCGATGTGCTCGCGCACACGGGCTGGCCAAACCGTGGGTCTCATACAGGCAGGGTCATGTACACGGCCCAACCATGGTTTGGGCAACCCTTGACCACGGCACCAATTCACGAATTCGCTGAGATATCGGATGTTGTAGGCACTCACGGTATGGCTCACACTGAGCCGGATATTGTCCTGTTGGCGTTTGAGATAGCTATCTATGTTGATCATGACCTCGGACCATTGAGCTGGATACCTGAGATATTCGTATCTTGCACCTAGCCCATCGATGCTGAGTTGTATGTCTACTTCTTTGAAATGCTGCCATAGCTGCCACCATTGCTGATCAGGCCACACAGTGGCATTGGTGGTATAATGCAAAGACATGTCAGCGGCCTGTCCAGTGCTGACATAGTGTGTCAACAATGCCTGCTGCTCAGGCACACCAGACAAGAATGGCTCACCTCCGGGCACGTCTAGATGTTTCAAAGCCGGTGCGTGTGCCAGGAATTCTTCCACGAATCCTTGTCGGTAAAAGTGATTGGGTTTGATGTCCAACCCTGTCAGAGCCTGATGCTCGCGATGCCAACGGCTGCTGGTGTAAGCATTGCAGGTCAAGCAGGTAAGATTGCAGGTATTACCGAATGCAATGCTGGCCGTGATAGTGTTAGGCTCAGCTGCATTAGCGTCAAGGTAAGGTTGCCAGCGTTGATAATCCAGTTGACGTTTGCTGGCCACATTGTTTTCTTCTTCGATCCTACAGCGTTCACAACCCGCGGGCCATTGTCCTTTAAGGAATTCTTGCTTTATCTGTGCCAGCGTTGCGCTGTGCTGATAGTCTTGGATGGAATGTTGAGTGATGTTCAAAGCAGCATCATGGTAGTGGCCGTGACGGAATTTGCAACATGGACTGAGCTGCCCTTGTGGCGAAATGTCTAGGTTGGTCCAAGGAGCATGGCAAAATGGCATGGGTATCAGCGTAGGGTATTTATATGCTAACACACCCGCGGGTAAAGGTCAAAAAAACAGGCACCGAAGTGCCTGTGTCAAAGCCTGGGCCGGAGCCAACCGAATGCCCAGGAATGTGTTTAGACTGCTGACTTCATGCAAGTGGTCTCTGCCATACGGCGCCAATTGTTGGGGAAGCTCTTGCGCAGGTCTGCGACCTTGAGCGCCATACGCAGGCTCATCTCACGCAGGCGGTTCTGGTTGGTGCTCATGAAGT